CCAACCACCAATAAGATGTGCCACACATCCACAACACCGAGAACAGAACTTTGTCCGGCGATCTTTAGAAACAAACCCATACCGACAAACCGGACAAATCTTAATTTTTTTATACCGAACAAATTTAGGAACGTCTGGAATAGGCTTCTTAAATCGACGACAATAATAACACTGAATATGACCGCCAAGTATTCGCTGCTTCCCACACGAGACACAACAACCCGTCTCAGTTTTATTAGCGAGCATAATCAGCGATCAATATATCATCAAGCGCCCAAGGAAACAAAGCAGTAACTGTGAGCGATGAATCGACAGTATAATCCAGTCCCTGCTTTTGTCGCAATCCATTCCGATACAAGCGAAAATTACGCGGCTCTGGAATACCAATAACAATTTCGGAAACTTTGTAAGTCCCATTAGGCATCTTGACAAGAGACACATTAAAAACTTGTATCGGAATGTAAGCCTGTTGGGAAAGTTGAATCTGCGGAGGGTTACCAGGAACAATAAGAATACCTTGACCGATCTGTTGGGCAATGGCCACAGCTGCAACCAAAACAACAGAAGCGATATATAGATAAGGTTTCACGCGGCAATCCGCAACCAACGTTTAATTAGCGGGTCCAGCACAGCTGCAATAACGATGAGACAGACGGCCAGAACAAATTGAAGGGAAAGTGATGATTTCATAGGGGTTACTCCTAAATAGCAAAAGGCACCGCCACTACCCTACACATGGGGTTTGCGGTGCCTTTGCATATGTCCGCTCGTGTGTAGCGGACCTTGGAGCGTCCCCGGCAAGAGACACTACCAAGATACCATGTTGAGCTAAAACTGACAACGGGCAAAATTTTATCAAAGAAAAACGATAGTATGTACTTGCACATCACTTTTCGACGTGCTATGATTTTGGAGTCGGTACTTTGAACCGAACATTTGAGACTAGGAGTTTTTCCCCATGGCAAACGAGACAGTAAGCTATTCACCAATTGCACAGATGACGATAAAGAAGTTGGGTTGCGATCCAAAGGATGCGATACGCAAGAATGTACAGATTTTTCTTTGCCGTATTTTTGGCGAAGCCGCGACACTGGTAACAAAAGAAGCACGCACTGGAGATATGTACTCATATTTGATCGGCGAATTTCGCGCGGTAACTGCCGACGGAAAAAGGTACGAGAGCGGCAAGCTGTTTTTGCCCGGTTCGTTGCAGGAAGGTGTAGCCGGTCAACTCACGTCGAATGAGGGAAAATCGGTGCAGTTCGGTTTTGACATCTATTCCAACCCTGATGAAAAATCGAGTGTTGGTTACGCATACGCAGCAAAGCCGATCATTAAGACGGCGATCACAGACCGCTTGGAAGCAATGAGCGCGGCACTTGAGGAAGGCAAACCGCTTCCCAATGCGCCGGTCGAAAAGAAGGTCGAAGAAAAGTCCGAAACTGTGAAGGCTTTGGAAGTAGCGAAGCAAGCACCAGCACCAGCACCAGCTAAGAAGTAACAAGTTTTCGCGCTTCACAATCAAGGGTCTGGATTCGTCCAGACCCTTTGTGCATTTAGATCGCTCCTGCACTGATAGCCTTTTTCGTTCCACTAATCATAATCTGTTGTGCCGGTTTGAACAAAAACAAACCAGCTGCTATAAAGATGAGTCCCACAATGAACGCACCTACACGGCCCCATGACGACGCCAATGTTTTTCCTGTAACGATATCCATCATGCTGGTACTGATTGATCCAAGCTTGTCTATGATGGAAGCTGCCGTACTTGTTGGTGCTGGTTTGTTAGCCAAATCTGAGACCTTAGTATCTGGAGTAACACCCAATTTTCCAGTAACAAAATTGATGTAATTTTGTGTGCCTATCGAAGTATTGCCAGGCGCTGTGCTAGGAGACCACGCATTGATTAACGAAGCCACGGTTGCGCCCTTTGCCGCGAACGATGCCACCAGTGCATCGGTTGCCTGATAACCTGAATCAACATCAGGAAAAACCGCAAAACCAGACGATGCACCAACGGCACCGTGAGAATAAGCAAACGCACTTTCGATGATATTACCAGGGTTGTTATTTCGTGTGGCAAGCGTGCCAGCTTTACCAAACCCCTCGAATTGCGCCATAGCTTCATCGAGACTTTGAAACGTAAGCGGCATTTAGTTGACTCTGAATTGTGTATCAACCATACGCTGTAAATATTCGTCATAGGATTCAGACACACCGCTTGATCTGATGTACCTATTTGTGTCTATTTTTACTTTCGGGTTGCCAGCAAACGCTACGGATTCGTCGCAATCATCACAACACGAACCGCAACCACCACCGCAACCTGATTTTTTAGCGGCTGCATGTTGTGAAGTTTCCATCGCGCGCCCTGGAATATTACCACCGAGAATGGATTCAATGGCTTTTTGCGTGTTGATAGGTACAGTGTTATAGTCCAACCGATTCGCACCAGTCCCTGCCGGTCCTGAAAAATAACCCTGTTGGGGGAATGGACTGGTAGGAGTAACGTTGGAAATTGGTCCGTAGTTATTGACAACAGAATTTCCAGGTTGAACAGCTTCAGCACCTCCAGCGCCCTGTTGATAGGTTGGGAGTCCACTTGCAGAGGTTCCAGGTTGCGTAACGGATGATACGGTGAAACCACCATTGCGCGAAAAATACCACCAGACCAAAGCGACAGCTGCAAAGATGCCGGTCGGAATCGCGATACGTTTGAGAGTTGAGATTTGTTTAGCAGTCATAAAAATTGTTCCACGTGAAACATCATCACCTTAACCAGCTGGTAAATTTGTTGGCGCTGTAACGCCACCAATACCACGACCACCAAAAACAGCACTACCTATATTTGCAATACCGTTGAGCCATGAAGAAACAACACTACCTGTTTGAGCAGCCTGAGCAGGAGCACCGATAGAAGGTTGATTTACAAGACCACCAAAAGCGGACACCTGATTAGCACCACCTTCGCCACCTTTGTTAAATACGCCGCTACTAAATAGGTTGAGCGCTTGCGTCTGTAATTTTAGTTGCTCCATTACTGTCGCGCCGGTCGTCGTGATTGCGTGTTGATCGGTTTGACCCTGCACTGTAATTCCGTGCTTGTACACATCACCTTGTGTGGTGATCGCCAATTGTTGTGTCTGAGAATTGATCTTAGCCAAATCAACCTGCGTTACGTTGCTGGAAAGTGTTTTCAGAACATCGGCATCAGTAAGATACCGTTTATCACTCGATGACAAAACAGCAAGGTTGTATGTGCTATCAAAAGCCATACGTCCATAATCCAGATTCGCTTGGATGCCGAATTTTGTGGTGTCGTTATTTGACTGATTTATCATTGCTAACGTCGTATTATTACTATACGTTTTCAGCAAGTCATTATCAGTGATGCGTGTATCAACATCATATTTCAACTTTGAAATATCAAACGCTGTTTTGTTTGTGTCTTTCAAGCCTTCAAGAGCAGCCTTAATTTCCGCTTGTGCAACATCACCTTGAATTCCAGCTATGTTGATATCTCGGCTTGCTAAAGTGGAGGTAGCATATCGTTGATACTCAAACTGTGCTTGTAATGCAGACGATTGTGCGTTTGCTTGTATACCGAGCGCTTGTGTTTGGAGTCCAGCAAGTTGTAATTGCCCGGCGATTGTCTTATCGTTGGCGGTTTGGATCGCTTCATTATCCAGTTTTTTAGCAGCTAAAGCCGCATCAATTTGTGATTGTGCGACCGCCGCGTCGATTTGTTTAGCTGCAAGTGCTGTCTGAAGTTGTTGCGTCTGGGAATTCGCAGCCGCTTGCAGCTGTGCATTTTGCGCTTGGATAGCGAGTTGCTCTGGTGAGAGTCCAGTGGCTTGTACCGCCTGTTGATCGGTGCCGGATGACGAGTACAGGAAATACAGAGCAATCGCACCGATGAAAAAACCACCAGTCATGTATGGGTGATCTGCGATCCAATCACCCATTTAACCGCCACCTTGTTCGTTACCAAACAGGAGCGGCTGCAAGATCATCTGTCCAGCTTCGAGACCACCTAATCCGTTGGTTACAATATTTGGGTTGCTCCACACTTGAGCATTTTGCAGAGGATTAAACGTGTTAGGAGTTCGGAGGAAACCTTTTCCCCATATCCCTTGTATGGGTAGTTCGAAATTAGGTTCAAAAACGAAATTTTCCGCTCCTGGTGAAAACACCGCTCCTTCGTGATAGTCGTAAATCCCTGTGCCGGAATTAGGGTCCACATCGACCATACTAAAAAGCGGTGATCCATTTCCGAATGCACCCAACCGAATCCGAGATTGACCACCTGAAACTGTTTCAGACGGAATGCGTTTGCGAAGTAACCAGTCCATTGTGAGACTCCTTTTTTGTGTTGTCTCAATTATTGACTAAAACGAACCGCCGTTGTAGTTGAGTCCAGCTTGACCACCAGTAAAGGACCCGCCACCAACAACAGGCGAAAGCGCGGTACCGAGTGCGTTGGAAAAAGCGTTACCTCCGCTCGTGATGACACCAGTTGTGTTGGCGTTTTTGCTTACCAAAACAGCAATGATGGCCACACCAATGATAGCCGTGAGAACCGTAACAATTGAGGTGATAATCTGATCTGACATTTAATCTCCCTTTAAAACGTGAATTTTTTGATGTTACCTAAAGTCGAACCGGAACCCATGACTGGTGATACAGCAGCCGATAGAATGGATGAAAACGCTTTACCACCAGCGGTAAGCACATTTGCAGTCTCAGTATTGCGAGACACCAAAACAGCAATGATCGCTACACCGATGATGGCCGTCAGTATCGAAACAATCCCTGTAATAATTTTATCTGACATTTTAATCCTAAAACATGAACGTTGGAATCGTTGGCAAAGTAAAAGCTTGTGATGCTGTTGCAGCCGGTTTTGATGTAGTTGCAGCCGCTCCTACACCACTAATCGCAGAAGTGAACTTTTCAAAAAAGCCGCCTGTCGCTTGAGTCGGATTACCCTTAGTCAAAATTAACACGAGAATTACGACAACCAAAAACGCGACCGATAACGGTTTGAGTTTTGGAATGTACCCAACGGACCCTATGATTAAAATGGATACAGTCCAAAATATGAAATTGTTAGGTCCGATAAAATCGCCCTTGACAAGTGCAAACAAATCGCTATGCGTGCCACGAACAGCAGCGATTAGCAGCACAATACCAATGATGAGTAAAGCAAATGGCATGTGTTTAGATTCCCAAAACGGCGAAGTATTTTGGAAGCTCACCGCGTGTAGTTATAAAAACGATGAATCCGATTATGATTGCGGCGGCGACTATACTGGATTGACTCATGTTTTTGAGACCAGATAAACCAATACGACAGAAAATAACACAAGTCCAGTGAGGTCACGGAAAGCCGTCAGATACGCCATGTGATAAGCCGAGCGAATGAGAGCAGCTTGTCTCAATTCGCGCTGATTTTCTTCGAGCGTCTCTTTTTCTCCCATACTATTAAACCCGTGGTTGCAACTGACCGATTGTCGAATCACCCAATGTTGGGAAATAAAAACCAACAATGTAGCCAAGAACAAGAAATACAACTGCAAAATGCCATCCCTTCATTTGATCGTCTCCTTTTTGACGTTACTTCGTTTGTGCATCCTTGCCGAGAATCAATCCAATTGCAATGGAAACGCTACCGAGCGTAGCAGGGTTTGTAAGATTAAAACAATCTTGACCCTGCAAACACTGCAATCCAATCATGACAAGACTGATAACCCCTGCGATTGTTGTATGCCAATTCCGCACGGTTGCTTTGACTGTTGCCATCATATAGCGCCCTCCTTTACACGCCACTTTTACACGTCGTCAGTAATGCTCAACAAAACAATGTTCCACATCCACGCGGCGATTACCAGCAGTCCAACAAACAGCACCCAATTTAAGGCGCTTCCATCGGTCTTGAATGGATGTGAAAACCATTCCATAATCTGCGAAATGAAACCTGTATTTTCCATCGTCTTTAATCTCCTTTGTAAAAGATGGGTTCCGAATTGGTAGTGACTCGGAACCCGTTAGTTTTTGGAGGATATTTAGGACGCTGCCAGCGAACCAGCCATATTGAGAGTCTGAACCAGAGCGAACGATTCGTAACCCATCAAAGCATAGGCACCAGCACCAGCAGTGATCGCGTTGAGTACCAGCTGCATGTTGCCATACTGCACCGTTGAAATCGGCTTTTCGCGCGAACCGAAATAATAACATCCTGGTGGAAGATCGGAACCCAAATGGTTACGTGTTTCGAGCGCAATCAATCCGGTATCTTTTTTCCAAATGTTTGTGAAGTTGGCAGATTGCAATGCGAGATAATTGATATCTGCACCAACACCGCGCGCGCCGGTCGCAGCAGTGTTGACGTAAATCATTGTAGTGCTGAGAAAGTCACGGAAATTGGCATACTGAATTGGAAAATCCTGATTCGCAACAACCGCCGTCACTGCGGTATTTTTGATGTCGTAAATCGTTGCCAAATCCAGAACCGGCAAAATTACAGCGCCGTTTCCGACAGGCAATTGATCGAGGTACGATTGATATACCGTGACGGTTGCTGCGGAAATGACCGCCAAAGCAGTTGATCCGGCAGCAGCACCAACATATAGAGCGGAGGTTGCATCCGTCGCATTTGCTACGACCGGAGTCGTGTTAAATGTGAGGTTTAGTTGCATGGTGGCATTGACCACGTTTGCGTAAACAGCACCGCGCAAATCGTCATCTGAATATGCCAGCGGCACCCAATACCACATGGTAACCGCACCTGTTGCAGCCGCTGCTATGGTTGCAGGAGCGGAAATTTGTCCGGTCCAATTGGCACCATAGTTTTCCGGCGTGTCGAATCCAGTGGTACGAACCAGAGACGAACCGAAAGCGCGACGGGCCTTCATCGAGTTCAAAAAGTTGATGTGCCAGCCAGTTGTTTGGATTCGCGTGTTGTTATTCAAATCGTTGAACTGAATCTGTGAAAGCAGGTTGGATGGACCGAGGTCCGCAAGGTTGATGACTACGGCGCTACCATTTGTAATGGTCGCGGCAATTTTCACCCAAAAACCTTTGATGAGTCCGACGTTACGCGGATTCACCGTCACGACCGGCTGCGAACTTGAAATATTACCAGTGCCGGAAGCCGTGTAAGTCTGCGAAAAAATCGGTTGCGTCATCTTGACCGCACGTGCTTTTATAAGCTGTCGTGCAATACTGTTCAGTTGCGCTGGTGATAACTGTTCTGCCATTTTATTTTCCTTCCCATTATATGGGGTTCTTTTCTGGTGAAAGTAAATTTCTTTACACAAATCCGCTCATAAAAATCGGACTAAGCTTTTTCGGTTGGCGAACTTTCCCACTGCATTATGAAGTTCATTGCGATTCCGGCAATAAGAACCATCAAAATAACAGTCAACCAATTCATTGGGTGTTTGAGGAGATCAAAATTTATGATTCCCATTTTGTTATGCTGCTGCTGTCTGCCGTTGCTGAATGATTCGCGTGATTGCACCCAAAATTGTGAAGCCGAGCGCGACCATAATAATGACGGTAATCCAGTTGGCAGGAGTCCATGAAATAATGGTTTCGTCCATATGGTGAGACAGTACCACCTTTTTGGGACTTTTGTACATAAGTAGTTATACTTAGGGACACTAAGGGCAGTACTAGGAGGGAAATTACGGGGATTTACTACGGGAATTGCTGTATATGATCTAAAAAGGAACCGGATTATTCCGGCCCCTTACTTTTTGCCCTTCAATTGTTGCTGTTGCTTTTTGAGGTCCTGAATCTGCTTCGCAATTTCCAACGTCTTTATTTTCGCCTGTTGATGCTTAATACGATCATCGAGCGTCAGTTTCTGTTTGATAGCCATTTACGTTACACCACCTTGGTTAATTTTTGAAGCTTAAAAGCGAACGTTCGCAAAATCTCTTGTTGTTTCGGGACCGGACCCAATACAACCATTTTATCAGCACCGACATCGTAGTAATAAGAATGATACTCCGGTAGACGCTTACTCAAATCGTGTGGGATAAATTCTTGCACGCTGGCAACATCCTTTTTATGTTGCAGCCTAAAAATCTGGAAGAATTCCGACTCACTAAAAACAAAGCGATCCATCCATACGGGTCTCTGTGATAGTACAATCATTGGAACGTGTTTAGATCGCCCCTGCGTTAGTAGCGCACGAAAGGCGTGGTTGTTTTTCCCAACCATGTAACCCTCATCAATATATACACCAACGTTTCCACGCTGCCAGATAGACCACATTTGCGCCTCTACATAATCACCGTCTGCCGGATGTGGATGCACTATATAGAGTCCTGGTCTCTCTGGCACTGGAGAATCAACACGTAAATGTGTCGCTCCAGGAACAGAGTTGATAAGTTCGTCGGTTTTGAAATCGTACACAATCCACGGCTTGGTGTCGTATGACCGGCGCGACAGATGCCACATAGCAGCGTGTGTTTTACCACTGCCAGTGGCACCAACAATTGACATCCTTTGTTGATCGTTTGCAAATCGCATGGTTAAGAATTAAGGAGATTATTCGGAACCTGTAAACGCGGTGTCTCTTCTACCTCAACAGGTTGTGGTTCACTCGTTATGAAGTTGTTTTCACCAGCTGATTCGACCGGACCAATTTCAGAATGATCCATTTTTGGTTCGTCATTTTCGATTGTCACGAATTCAACAATACTGTCTAGTCCGGCATTTTGAATTTCAACTTTCGCGATGCCGTCTGAGATCTCCTGCAAAATGCACTTCTCTCTTGACATACCATCTGTGCAATCAATATCTGTGCACTCGTTAAAATACATTGGACAAACCATCGTTAGATACCTCCGCTTTCAATCGGTGATTCGTCCCACACTTGTGATGGATTCATCACCTTTGCAGCTGACGAACTACCAGACTGCGTACTAATAGGTTGCGGTTGAGCGGCTTGTTTCGGCACAAGCTTCGGACCCTGCTGCGATGTCGCGCGCGGTTTTTTGATGATCGCAATTGCGCGCGGGCCATAGATACCACCAGCTGCACAACACAATTCCACGATTGCCAATTTCCTAGGGTCCATCGTGACAGCGTAATGCTTCGACACATTTTTGATAGCATCACTAAGTCGTTTCGCTTCCGATGGATCAATTTCCAATTCGGAAACGCCAACGATATTGGCACACATAAAATGGATGCTCAATAAAAGCGATTCCAAATTAGCGATTAGATTCGACGACGTTTCCGTTTCGCGCGGCTTGTTTGTTGATCCTGGTTTTCGCCCTCGTCTTTTTGGTTCGCTGATGGGATCACTACCGGCACCTCCGGTATAACTTCCGTCTGTTCCGGCGTCGATGATTTCTTCGTCTCCAGGTTGGATAAGCGTAAATCCAGCGATTTTTCTAGGTTCGATAACTGTGTCTTCAGTTCTTGATTCGACTGGTTTGCCGAATCCACTATCGTTGGTAGGTTTTCCCTCAACCATTTTGTGTCTCCTAAAATTGCATCTGCAACCGTTTCCAGTCGTTCGTTATCCTCAGCTGGTGGTTGTGATTGCGGTGTTTCGTCTTCCATCGTTTTCGCTCCTCGATTCTAGCAGGATCGACAATTTATCATCAATCCCCTGCATCATTCTTAAGCGGTCGCGCTCGGCTTGCTCCAAAACGGTTAGCCGCGCGTCACATTGAGTCATGAATTCTCTAACACTGACGATGATATTTTGTGCGACAGCTGGCACTTGTGGCAACATCGTTTCGATTTGGCGCACTGTTTCTTCGGTTACATTAACTCCGAGCGCTTTTAGCATCATTCCTAATCCGGTCATGAATGATTGTCGTCCTTTTTGCGATATTTTGCAATAAAATTTTACAAAACGCTCCAGGATGCACCAGGAACTGGCACGTTAATCAGCTGCACCCGCGCTAACTCACCAGTGCCCGGCGTGTCGTATTGAAAGGTGATTCGTACTGGATTCGGAACCAACGCCGAATAGTAACCCTGAGTGTCGAATGGAATTTTCAACACTTGACCAGAGCCACCAATAATGATATTCAAATTGCCGGCTGTCAAATCTGACGTATCTACATATATACTCTGAATCATGGACACAAAAGCCATGGACTGCAAAAGTTCCATGTCTAGCACCCATTCAGTAACTGATGAATAATCCAGGATCATCGGAACTGCACGCGGTCCCTCCTCCGGCAAATACTGCGACATCGGCGTTGATACAGATAATTGATTCGAGTTAATTAAAGGCATTTTGAATGTTACCGTTTTTCCTTGAAATTTTGAGGCTTGTTTTTCTGTACACTTTCCACGTGGTGTTAAACAACAGTTGGATTTCGTGTCTGGAATAATAACAGGGTACTGTGTTGGTAGCAGTTGGCGCAACTCCACAATTGTTGGTGCTTCAGCGTTGCCTAGAAAAATTGCATTTGCATTTCCAATAAAATACAGCGCCCCAAAAACAGGAGCGCTAAGAAGGAATGCCGCGTCTAACCGTCTCGCTTGTGGTGATGATAAACCAGCAACTGGATTTGTCGCAGGATCATAGCTAAGGCTCGGATCGCTCCACACACCAGCTGTTAATATACTAACCCATATTTGTTCGTCGGATTCACCAGCGTGAAAACGATAAAAGAAATATAGCGAACCATCACCTTGTGTAAAAACACCGTCCGGTAAAGATGTTGAACCACCAGCGTCATCAATTATTTTTTCAGTCCAGCTAGTAGGTTCTGTATCTGAATCGCTAATCCAGAGCGTTGGAATATTACCTTCGCGAATGTTAGCTAAATAAATTTGTCCATTAAAAACAATCGCTTGGCAGATGTTAAAACTAGTTGTATCGGGAGCATCAACCGATTGAATGAGACTAGATTCACCTCCGTCTTTTACATGACGTAGTTGATATGGGTAATCATTATTTTCCGGAAAGTAACTACGACTATGCTGCGTTTCATAAATCCAGTGGACATCGCCTGCACTGTCGCGAATAGCAAGACCATTATCGTTGTATGGGTTTGCGTAGTTTGTATCAAGTGTCGATGGTTCGGACCATATTCCACCAGACTCCACATATGATGAAAACGGGCCTAAGTCAAGATTTGTACTATCGGCAAATGCGACACCCAAATGGTACTCTCCATTTCCAGCGATTGCGCCCCCGATCACGCCATCGCACGGAAACAGATCTAACGGGTTAGTACTGAGATCTAAATCATCAGATACCGAAATATAGGTGCTTGATAATAGATCGAATCTAACGACGTTAAATTTTAACACCTGATCTGTGAATGAGTTTGTTAAAACAAAGCATAGCAGATCACCTAAAACGTCGGCAAATATTGGGACACTTAATGTAGGTAGCACTACACCAGGATCTTGTATTGCCCATGTAATTCCACCATCAGAACTACGGATTACACTACTACCCTCACCATACAGAACCCACACCAAATCAGTCCCATATGTAAACAGCCGTCTATTTGTTCGGCCACCAAACGGAGATGCAAATTCTTGGTTACTTGCCAATGATGCGTTTACTGGAGGATTATCAAACATAAGGTTTTCTACTTAGTTATTTTCTAAGGTTAAATTTACTGCCGTTTGTACTGGTACTTGCTGTAGCCTAGTATACTGTGATAATATCTTACTTACAAGAGATCTCCTCTCTTGTAGAGCAGTACACCCGGCAAGGTGATGGATCAAAAACTTAGAAGTACTAGGAGCGCGGTTGCGCTTCTCAAAAAATCCGGCTTATTACCAGACCGGCTCGACAACGGTCAAAAGCTTGATGCTCGAAGTGCCTATCCCAATTGGCGTGTCGGCGGAAAAAAGCTTTCAACCATCATTCGGAAATATGATGACGTTGTTAGTGGTAAAGTAACACCGCTCAAAGTAGATCCAACCAAATTAAAGCAGTACAGAAAACAAGGCGAATCAACCACACAAGGAAAATTTGTGCTGGTGCCGCACAAACAAGGTGAGGTCGCGAAACTTGATAAGGGCAATATCAGCGTTGTAAACAAGTCTGGTATAACCCGCGTGCAGCTGCCGATAGAATTTCACAGCGTTCCAAAATACGTTTCCGAAGTTTCCAAGAATCAAAAACAGATCGATAAAATGAAGCGTAAAAGCGAGTACTTTGGTTTTCGCTTCTACGGGAACAACTCTTCGGAAATCTATTCGTCAATTGATGATCTAATGCAATACTTCGTGAAATACAACGATGTTCAAGGTGCTGGTAAATCACGAACCAAAGGAGCGGAGGTAATAAAGAACCTAGAAATCGTCAAGATTCAGCGCCCAAAGAATTGGGAATTTTCCGGAGAGCGCCAGCAAACTAAGGATGCGGAGCGGAACCGTGAAGCGCAACGGAAGTATCGGAAGAACCTCAAAAAGAAACCTCTGTTCATCCAACTGAAGAAAGCGGCTGCGAATTCAGCGAAGCAAAAAGCGTATCGTGAGCGTGTCAAGCGGGACCCGAAGAAATACAAGGCCGTCAAGAAAGCAGCTGCTAAACGGATGCGAAAACATACGAAGCAACAAGCGGTCGCGAAAAAGAAGAAAAAATAACACTGTTCCACGTGGAACATGCAAAATCGCCCGGCAAAGGAGATGCATGAAAATAGCAGTGATTGATTTAGAGACAGACCCGTTTGAGTACGGAAAGATGATCCATCCTTTTGTAGCTGGTTTCTACGATGGACACACGTGGTCTCATAAATGGGGTTCAGATTGTGTGGATAGAATGGTTGCGTTCCTAAATGAGCAGCCTGAACCGCTCACCGTGTTTGCTCACAATGGTGGAAGATTCGATTATTTTTACTTCATGAAGCATTTGCACCGTGATTTAAGAATCGTAAATAATAGACTTATACAAGCGTGGATAGGAAAACATGAGTTGCGGGACTCGTTCGCAATCATGCCGTTTGCACTGGAGTCCTACAAAAAGACGCCGATTGATTATGCGAAGTTCAAAAGCGATGTGAGAGAGCAGCACCGCGAAGAAATCGTATCGTATCTTAAGGACGATTGTACAGACCTCTATACACTGTGCTCCAGGTTTCATGAAGAATTTGGATCTGCGTTAACCATCGGCTCTGCCAGCATCAAACAACTAAAAAAATTCCATACGTTCGCACGCGGCAATAACGTTTTCGACGAAAAGTTTCGCACCTCGTTTTATTTTGGTGGTAGAAATCAGGTTTTCAAAACTGGACATATAAGCGGTCCTGTGAGGGTTTACGATGTCAATTCCATGTACCCTGATGTGATGCAGCGCTATTTGCACCCTGTTTCTACCGGCATCATAAAGGGCAATAAGATAGATATTAATACGGCATTCGTTAGCGTTGAGGGTCATAATTTTGGTGCGTTTCCCATTCGTGCCAAGGATCATAGTCTAGACTTTACCACGCAATACGGAACGTATCACACCACCATTCACGAATTCATCGCGTCTCAAGAAACAGGTACATTCAAAACCGTCAAGATTCACAAGACACTCGGATTCACCCGGCGCGAAACGTTTGAGGAGTTTGTCAGTCATTTTTACAACGCGCGTTTGACTGCCAAGCGAGATGGCGACAAAATCTTGCAGCTGTTTTACAAGTTCGTGTTGAATTCAGGCTATGGAAAGTTCGCTCAAAATCCTGAGAACTATTGTGACTGGTACATTACGCAGCTGGGAGACTATCCGCCAGAATGGCATGAGTGCAAAGATTCATGTGAAAATCTGTGCCGCTTGAAATGGGTCCCATCATTTATTTCGCCTGATGGGACCGATTACATGATCTGGAAACGTCCATTGCGGGAGCTAAATTACAACAACATTGCGACCGGCGCATCAATCACTGGTGCTGCTCGTGCCGTGTTGTTACGCGGACTCGCTTGTGCTGTCAAACCTTATTATTGCGATACCGACTCAATCATTTGTGACCGGCTAGAAGGTGTCACATTATCAGACACAGAACTTGGAGCATGGAAACTGGAGGCAACCGGAACACACGCTGCGATCTGCGGCAAAAAATTGTACGCTGTCTACGATGGCACAGAATGTATCAAAAAAGCTCACAAAGGAGCGCGGCTGTCTGGTGATGAAATTTTACGCATCGCCAACGGTGAGACAGTGGAAAGCTTCAACCCGGTTCCTAGCTTCAAATTCAGCGGTAATTTTTCATTCACAAAACGGAGCATCCGAAAAACAGGTGTTGCAAAAGTGGTTCCGTTTTGATACTCTATAGATGGAGGTTACACCCGGCATGTACGACTTTACACAACTGACAACCAAAGACATCAAAGAAGCAATCAAGTTAGGCAATCTTAATTTTGATGCTATCAAACCCAAAAGACAGGCTGAAGTTAGAAACAGAATTGATGCTCTGCAATATGAGCTAACCAAAAGAGGAACAATGGCGGCTATCAACCGTTAACCCGGCTGTCTGCAATCGTGGGCACTTTAACGAGTGCCCGCATTGGAGGTAGTACCGGCAAAATGCACATAAACATTATCACAGTTGGTCAATCAGTCAGACAAGTTGGTGGAAAGTACAATGGTGAAAAAGGATACGTTACACGGATGTACTTTTTGGCCGACAATAATAACGTTGGTTATTACGCTCGTGTTAGATTCAGGCACGCGATTGGTACAAAAAGAATGCCCATCAATTTGTTGATTGTAACCAAATCCTAACCCGGCTGTCTGCAATACCGGCACTCCCCACAAGTGCCGGAACTGGAGGTAGTACCGGCAAAATGAAGAGATACAGAGTGTTGGTTTACACAACCACGGAACCGGAGCGTTATGTTGCTCAAGTTGGTTTTGACCTTAAAAAGATCGACGCTGATCGTAGCGCCTCAAGTCTTAACAGCATGTTTTCGGTTGAAGATTTACAGTACGTTGCTAGGGTGGCCGAGGAACTATGAAGACCCGGTTCCGTCCAGTCTTGAAGATCATTCGCTATCGCGACAACTGTGTGCACTGTGATAAGTTCCGGCTCTGTCATAAAATTTCTGGATTGTGCAAAGATTGCTCTGTCATTTTGTGCTATCCAAGTCTGTCTAAAATTGCGGAGGTGAAAACAAGATGACCGTTCAAGACGCTGTGGAAAGGATGTCTCCCGAACACATCGCCCGGCTGACCGATGACCGGCTGCTCAAAGAAACATTGGCCACAACCGCTTTGTTAGATGCAGCTGGAAATGTGGATGACTATCTTTGCCTCATCACAATTCACGAGCGGCTGTTAGATGAGTGTCTGAAACGCAAGGGGAAAGTATGGCCACTTTTTCAGGACTCATAGAAATGTTCCGGCTCTGGAACTGGAAACGGAAGTATCTGAAAAATACTCGTATTGTGGAGGTGAGGAAACATGGAACGGTGTGATTCTTATTTTATGGAACTGCGATGTTGTCTTGTGAAAGATCATGATGGATCGCATGAGGCACATAGCGGTCGTATCGCATGGACAGACGATTCGCCCGGTACTAGAAGAGTGCCGGATGTTCCTACTAACTTTTCATTACGGAAGAAAAATGACAAAAACAAAGCTTAATCAGCTGCTCAAGCTGTTGATTGAGTACAACAAATCCATAGCTGTCAATCATAAACAACCGTTGGCCGCTCAAGTTATTTCTCTAATTTGTGAATGGATAGGCGAAGACATAGAATATTGTGATGAGATTCGCATCAAGGGGAAACGGTAGCCTATGCAGCTAACTCATGATCGACGTGTTTGGATTGTGGCTGAATCCATTCGTCAATCTGTTGGTGATACTTATCCTGATAGAGTTGCAGAGCGTGTTGTGCAAGCGCTGGATTATTGGGAGTCACTTAACGGCGATCCTATTACCATTGGTCCGGTCCAGGCGGTTCAATTGGAGTTGGCTTGTACTTGCTCCGGTTGCGATCGAAACAAAAGGTTGTTGTCAAATTTAATATAAAGGAAAAACTGCCTATAGAAAATTAACGCGGGTCTTGCACCTCCTAGGACTGAAGAACCTAGGAGGTTTACTTTTTTTGGAGGAAAATATGAGAGTACCGTTTGATGTGAATGAAATGGTTGATGAGTTTTTGATATGGCAACAAGAAATGGTGAGTATTGAAATTGGATCGGCATCCGTTTTGAGAACTGCTATTAGAGCTTGGAAATTAACACCTGAACAAACAAGTTTGTTTTTAGATGAGCTTGCAAGACGTGGTATCGTTTAGTTCCCTTCCCTTTTGATCCG